CACATCTTCCTATTCTGTCTCCCATGACTTGTCCCATGAGAGTGTGTATTACTGGTGATACTGGCAGCACAGAAGCAGCAGGGTACCAGTAGCTTTCGTAGTCATCTAGCATCTGCAGGTTATTATAACTTATTTCGTTAAATCTGACAATAATGTCATCTATGTCAGTGTGTGGACTGTTAGGATGTGTAGTTCTTATATCTACATAGTTCCACAACTCTTCGTGTTCAGCAAGTGCTAGTAGAAATGGAGTAGTGTCTATACCTTGTGCTATTAATTGAAAATTCTTATACATTGTTTGTTGTCCTGTTTTAAGCACGTAAGCACGGTTTGTGTGCTTTTCGCACTGTATTTACACAGTGGTCTAAACTTTACACTTTGTTTTTTAGCAATCTTAAAAAAGCGTGCTTAACGTGCTTACGTGCTTAAAATGCTGTATCTCATTGATTTATATAGGTTTTTTGTAAGCACGCTTTATTTTTGTACGTGCTTATTTTAAGCACGTTTTACGCTTGTCCTACCTCTACATCAACGAATGCAGACAACATTTGTACTTTTACTGGTTCAGTTACTGTAACTCTAAGCACTAAGTCACGTCCATAACCACAGCGAGGCCAACGTGCTCTAGTCCTGTAAGTACCTATTTTACCAATACGTGCATACATAGGGTTCATCCATGTTTGTCCCCCATCTTTACTAATTTCTAATGTAACTCTAGGATCAACACTAGCTGGAGTATTGACATTGTTTTGCACAAGTCCTACACCGAATGTAAAGTCTACTTCCATAAGTCTTAAGAACATGTTGTTAAGATTTTCACTTACGTGTGGAGACTGTCTTATACGTCTAATCATATTACCGTTGTCAGTATAAGTTTCTAAGTCTAGCATATAGATATTGCCATTGCGATAATCACCAACAATGTGAACGTTGTTCAACACACAATGTCCTTCTGCTAAATTACGTCCTGTAATACCATTAACAGTGCTTTGTCTTTCGTGCCATTGTCCTACAGAAACATCGTAGACCCAAGTGGTATCGTTACCGGGGATGTTTAAGCAATAGAAGTAGTGCCCTTCTTGCTGATACGAATAAGCAGTTGCTTGACTTAAATCCCCTATGTTTTGCAAGTAATATTCTACAGCATTCGTAGAAACTCTAGCGGGTGCTGCATTACTTAATGTGTAGACTACCCCACCGCCCTGAGCATTAGAGCCTAGCCAAAAAATAGTCTCGCCTAAAATCTTAACACTTTGCGGAGCAACACAGCCAATTTGGCTGTTACGTCCATCTTGACGCTGAAACGGCGTGCTACCAGAGGCACCAGAGTCCCACCATATTTCAGTAGTTCTAGCTCCAAGGACATAAAGCTGTCTAGAAACACTAATAACAGCCATAAGAATATCACTGTTACCAGTTTTAGCTGCAAGATTAAGTGCAGGGAAAGTTACATCATACAAGTCACTAATAAACAACTGAGTTGTTCCAACTCTATTAAAAATCAAGTATCCGTCCTGGAATGTAACAGTTGCAGCAGGATAGAAGTTATTAGAGATAATTTGTTGTATCTTAGTTTCACCTATAGTCTGGTAATAGCCATACTGACCATCAACAATCACTACTTGATTTCCGTTGTCAGCAATGCTAACTGGGCCTTCATGTGTAAGTAAATTACCTTCTAGTAATATAGGCTGCGCATTAGCACCACTAATTTGATACACCGAATTACCGCTAACAACAATTGCAACGTCCAAGTTACTAATAGTATACAACCCGCGTATAGGCCCTGTTCCTAAGGTTTGTAGAAACTTTAGCCCTGGAGTTCCGATTAGTGTTGCAGGTTCTTGGCCTTTGCCTCCACCTGTTTCATCTAACTCGATGTAATAGTTAATAAGGCGCTGGCAATCAAATCTATGCACTCTTGAAACGTACGATGGTCCGACAAAACCGGGTATTCTTTTCTTATTTTCTGCCATAATTTTCCTTAAAGAGGTGTAGGACTAATAAATCCTATCCAGTCGTGATACTTACTAAGTGCAGGAATAACACAAGGAGTTCTATACTGTGCTCTAATATATCCCATAACCATGCCGTTGTAATCCTCGATCTGCACGTAATCAATTGCTCTACCACCTAAGGGTATAGTAGCATAGATGTAACCTACAAGATTAGACTCAGGATCATACCACACCTGATCGTAACTAGGAGGACTAGGTGGGGGTGGTACCGGAACCCATCCTGGAACAGTCGAAGTATCATTGCTGGGAGGTTGTGGATTATCACTATTAGGGAACACGAATCCCATCGGCAACCCATCAACTGTGTCTAACTCGAAAGTCATGTTGTCGCCAGGAGTGTTGCGCAACCACCCAGCATCTGAGCCATCATTAAATGTAAACTGGGTATAAGAACCCGAAGTTGCATTTATAGCAGAAGCATACCCAATAAGTTGCCCGTTGATGTCGGTATATTGTTGGCCAGTGTAAGGTAATGACATATTAGTTGTTTCCGAAGGACCAGAAGTTACCTGTTATCCAGTTAAAGTATCGATTACGTCCACTTCTCGACATTCCGCCATCACCACGCATGTAACGAGGAACAGAGTTAAGTCTTTCTAACTCAAGTTTAGCATTTATTGCAGTTTGTACTACTTCTGGGGCAACAGTCTTGCCGTATTCTGCAGCTAATTCTACTGCTAAGTTAAATCTAAAAGCACGTTCATAACCAGGAGGGTATGTAACTGGAGCATCGATGTCAGTCAAATCAAGCAAAGGTTCACGTAACCAAAGCACAATATCAGCAGGGCCGTTAGGAACAGGGAATAAAGTTACATTTCTAAGCGGATAATCACCGTCATCATAGTAAGCAAATGGGAATGTACTAGGTGTGTTCTTAACTGCAACTCCAGCATACTGTTCAACGGTAAGTGGTTGCATTGCAATATCAAGTTGTTGTGGAGAATTAGGCTGCAATCTTGCATAAGCAGTTTCGATCGCCATCGGACGCTGAACATCCCAGTCACCACCGATACCAAGTGTATAAGTCTTTTGTCCAGTAAGTGGGAACACGTATTCTTTAATATTGTAAATCATCAGCCTATTATTAGACCAAGACTCAATTAAAGCATCCAGTGCATAAACAGCAGTGTTCATTTCTTCTGCACTAAGCGACTCGTTTTGCTGAATGATATTAATAAGTCGAGCCGAACTATTAATCATATCTCGTAATGTTTTAGCCATACGTGTTCCTTTTGATATATTTATGCGCAATAAGAAAAGGGGCCGAAGCCCCTTTTAAGTAGTTTATCAGTTTAAGCTAAAAGGCCTAAAGCTTGAAGTGCTGCTACCACACCAGCCACAGTAGTAATACCGGAACCAGCTTGCTGTGCTACACCTGTTGCACCGTAGAAACCAAGAGTTTCTGAAGCCTTTTGACCAACCACGACACCCATTTGCGATCCACCAGTTGCGGTAGGATTGCTTGTGCCTTCAATATTTGGAGCTGCCATAATATATTTTCCTTTAAAAGTGTTAAAATGGGAGGACTATTAATCCTCCCTACTTACTTAGTTAGTTGCGATACGAACACCAAGTTGATCGTACAATGTAGCCCAGGCAAACATCACGTCGAAACGCAAGATTTCTTGGTTTGTACGAATATCAGGCATTTGTTGAACACGAATTGGAATACGTGTTTGATCATCAGTTGTAGTCTTGCCAAGACCAACGCTGTAGGGCATAAGTTCCTTAGCAGCAAGCACAATAGCATCGCGATCGAAAGCCAAAGCGTTCTGAGTTGTAACACCAGAAGCACCAGCGATAGTGATTGCGTCACCAGAAGCAGGAGCACGGGAAACGTTCTGGAAACCACCAGTTGTAACAATAGCTGGGGAAACAGTCATTGTAATTGCACCAGAAGTATCAGAAACAGTGTTAACAACAGTGAATTGCTGCAATGTAGCAATTGTCTGCTTTGTTTGTGCGTTAACCATGTAAACACCAGCGATAGTGAACACGTCACCAGCGTTAAGTGTCGTAGCACCCGATGTCCAACCAGATGTGCTCAATGTAGAGCTTGTAGACCATGTGCTGTTAGCAGGGACAGTCGAAGCAACTACTGGAGTACCACCGTACACACCGTTAGTGTGGGACTGAACAAGCTGGTTCATGAAAACACGGAACGAGCTGAAGTCACCTTGGTAACCAGAAGTATACATCTTACTGATTTCAGCACCTGGGTGGAAATATGTAAGATTCGATGTTGCAAGAACAGAGTTGAAATCCGGATCGTTAAGCAATGTCTTACGACCTGCTTCGTTAGGTGCAAGGTTCTTGTTAAGCAATGCAAGAGCCTTTGTGATTGCAGGAAGAGCGGTACCAGAAGCGCCACCAGTAAGTGCAACACCAGGAGTACCAACCAAGCCATAAAACTTGTTGATAAGTGCTTGACCTTGTGCTTCAACTTCAGAAGCGATACGCTGAACCGATGGCTCAACAACCTTAACGAAGTAGTCTTCTACAGAGAATGTCAATTCTTGCGAAGTAAGCGCATAGTCAGTACCAACTGGGTTAGTAAAGCTAAGTGGGCTGTAAGTTTCAGTAACTGCCTGAATATCAACCACAGAACCTGTACGCACTGTTGGGCGAATAGGACGACGAATGTTGATAGTCTGACCGATCTGAGCGGACTTAACGCCAAAATCAGAGTCGAAATCGCGGTTAACACGCTTTGCTAAGTCAAGAGTGTTACCAAGAACGATAGCAGCATCACGAGAAATCATGCTGATCGTTAAGAGGGTATTAGCTGTCATAATAAAATTCCAAATAAATTAAAAACGTTTCTTTTTAGCCATTCTAAGTTCGCGATACTCGGCTTGCGACAAGTTGGGATCCGTTAAGGACTTTACAACCGGTGCAGCACCTTTTTCAGAAGTAACTGGAGCAGGAGCTCTACTTACTTTAACGACCTTAGCAGGCTTGGTTTCCTTTGCACCCGCATTAGATAACCTATCCTCCAGTTTACCCAGCTCAATGAGTCTGCGATGGCCCGGTAATGCCGCGATACGATCCATTTCATCAGTATTCGTAGCCAAATGATAAGCAATTTTAGGGCCTATATCGGACTCGAATGCAACTTGTAAAAACTCTGGTAACTTGCTTAAATCATAGTCCTCTTGAAGTTCTTGTATAACTTCGTAATAATCGGACTGTGCCTTAGCAAATTCCTCTTCGCGTTGCTTGTAATTTTGCTGAACACTCTTTTGTGTGTTCTTTTGCTCTATTTCTTGCAACTTGCTATTAAGTTTCCACTCAGTAACTGCATCTGTGTACGCTTCGATATCATTGTAATCTTCGAACTTAGGGCGAGTTTCTGTATTTGCGGCAGGTTTAGACTGTTCACCGTTAACTTTCTTAACCAGTTCCTCAATTACACGATCTCTTTCCGCAATCTTTCGATTCATACGCTCGATGCGTTTTTCGAAACCACGCTTGGATTTCTTCTCTGTGTTCGTATCGTTTTCGCTATCAGTGCTATCATCGGCACTGTCATCACTAATGTCGTCCTCATTAGTAGCTTCGGAAGTAGCTGCATCCTCTGCACTTTCCACAGTTTCTGATTCTGTGTCCACAACTTCGGTGGTTTCAGCTGCAAAATGTCTCGGTGTTACATCTGCAACTTCAGTGTTGTTTACCGGTTCGGTAGAACTTACTTGGTTTTCGATCATTTAAGCCAATCCTTTGATTGTAATTTTTACCGGATTAAGACAGTAATCCGTAACTGTTTCTTATTTATATTCTGATAAGTTATTCTAATGACTTATCAAGGCCTTCAGTGTCACCTAATTGCGATTTTTCTGCAATTTCTGGTGCATTCATGCGGTCAATGTGCTGAATTTCTATTTCGTGAGCACCATGCAACATGTCAGTAGCAACTTCTACACCTGCAAGAGCAAGTTTTTCCTTCTCAATAGCAAGTTGTTCCTTTTGAATCTTAATTTCTTGTTCCTTAACCAAGAACTCCAGTTCTGTCTTTTGTTCTTCAAGGGAAAGAGTCTTAATCTTCACGTCGTGATCAAGTTGCACCTTAGTCATGTCAACCTTGGACTTCATCTTTTCTAATTGCAATTCGTCCTTAGCAATCTTAAGTTCCTGTTCTACTTGCATAGCATGAGCATTAAGAGCTTCAAGGTGTTGTTGCATCATTTGCACTTGCGATTTTAACTGCGGAACCAGTGCAGCAGCATCTTTTGGATTTGCCTTACGTGCTTGTAACACTTGTGGAGGTACCATAGCTTCAAGACTATCAGCAATTTGTTTAGCACCAGGCCAGTCCATGTGTCGAACAGCAATATCGGCAACTGCTGGAGCAGCTTGTGGATACACGCTAATAAGATTTGTAACTGCTTCTACAGTTTCTTGTCTCTTTGTGCCGAATCCAGGGCCAGTTTGAATGCTAACAGAGTAATCACCTTCGGTGAGATCGTACTCTACAATACCTGCTTCGTTAGGCTGATTAATTGCAATGCTACGCTTCTTGCCGTCTTGGGACATAATTTGCACATTTCGTGCAGAGTCATAGATAACAGGGATAGCTTCAACAATAATACAACCTACGTGCTGAATAGATCTGCTAAGGTTATCGTAAAAGTGATAGTTCGAGTTGTATGCTTGATGCTGACGTGCTAAAATAGCTTTGCCCGACTCTGGCGCAACTTGTGATTGCGAAGGGTCAAACGTGCCGAATATGCTCTTAAGGTCTTCTTGAGCTTCTTCTACCATTCTAGTGCTAGCTTGTATAGGAACTTCGCCTAAATCTCTGCTAGGTGGAGGAGCACCTTCGTCTTTGTTGTAAGTCATGAAAGCTTGGTTACTAACGTTAATATTAGCCCATTCTTGTTCATAAGTCTTAAACTGTGCAGCAGTACCAATGTAGGGAGCCTTGGGTGCCATTTGCAGCAACTGTGCTCTCCAGGACATAGCATAATTCAATTGCACTTGTGCTTCAACTGCTGGTTCAACAGCACCTACAAGTTTACGCTTGCCTTCTAACCAGTATTCATCGCCCTTTACAGGAACAATAGGAATGTAGCTACCAGGCCACTCTGTCTCTTCAAGAACTTCTACATCGTTAAGTTTGCACCAGCGAATAATAGGTTCGTTTACAAGTCTTTCTTGAATAATACTAAGCTCACCAGCCTTAACCATGTCCTTATCTACATCATCTGTAACAAAGATTTCGCCAGTAAGATTGTTCAAGACTTGATAAAGCTTCTTAGTAACGTAATCCTTGTAGTAATATTCGCAAATAAGAATAGTACCATCGTTAGTCCACTTTTGATCACTAGAAACCCAGCCGATTTCCTTAAGTTCTTCAAGGTCTTCTAAAGTTTCTGTTCCCGATAACTTACGTGCAAGTTTAGTATGTCCATATCTGCGCTTGTAATCTTCAATCGACAGTGTTGTAGAAATGAATGCATATTCGCAGTCGCTGCCATCAAGGCTTTGCTGATTGGGATCCAGCATAACTGTGTTAACATCTTCTACTGCTTCGATAACAATCTCTTGATCCATGGACTTGTTATCTTTGTATTCGGATCTTACGCGAATATAACCGATACCCACGGATGCAGCACTTTCGGCAGCAGTGCAATAAGCAATTTCAGCCTTAGATTCTTCTTGAATGTTGCGAATAAGATCGTTAAGCACTTCTGCTTTCTCTTCGTCAGCATCTGTTCTTGGATCTATTTGAATTTCAGGAGTATTCTTACGGATTTCGTTAGTAATTTGTCTTAGGAAAGTAGGAATACGATTGCTGGTCATTGCAGCATAACCAGCGTTTTCGAAGTTTTGCCTAGCAGTGTAGGTCCATTGATCTCCAGCAATGAACTGCAACAGCTCACTGTTCTTTTGTTTCATTTCAGACCAGTAAGTGTGGCAGTGGTCGTAACGCTTCTTTGCCTCTTTTAGAATTTCGTTATTCTTTGACATATGTTCCTTTTAAGGTGTTCTATAAGCAATTACTTCTTCGGCACCAGCATTATGCAGTTCCTTGCCATCAATCTTTAATGTATAGCAATCCGATTTATAAGCAATTAATATTTCATCACCTTTATTTACTCCGGATTTGGGACCACATGCAATGACTTTGCACCACACTGGCTCGAATTCCTTTGTTACAGTCTTTTTAGCAAGAATAATGCCGGATTCTGTTACTTCTTCTGGCTTTGTAATGTGTTCATACAAGATTGTACCAGCAGTGCAGTTCAATTCGTCGTTGTGTTTATAAGCGATAACCGAAGCATCGCTTGTATTATTCAGCTTCTTGCCGTCTATGTTTAAATCCATTGTCGTTACTCTCTTACTCAATAGCAATTCATCACCAGCAGTAAGCACACTATCGGGTCCTGCTGCCACACACTTAGCCCAACCGGTTTCTTTACTAAGATCCTGTGTTAGGTAAATGCTACCGTGTTTCTTTTCACCTTCGGGTGGCCATTCGAATATTACGTTTGTTGTCGTACACTTAATCATTTTAACCCTTGTTTTTTTGTGCGTAATCTGCAATATGCTTGAAATATATCATTTAAAGAACATTGTAGTTTGCCTTTTTCTTCAAGCTCAAGTATTTGTTTAATTGGTAATTTTATTACAGTATCAGCATAAGCTTTATCTAAGTTGTATAATCCTAAAGGATCCCTAACAAATTTGCACAATGAGTAGTATAGTTTCATTTTGCTTCCTTAAGTGCTTTGATTTCTGCTTTGAGTTTTGCTATCTCTTGAAATGCTTTAGCTGCTACATTTGCTAAAGACTTAGGGACATCATCTATATCTCTAATTCTAATGTTCAAACCTGTTTCTTCATCATGATAGTAAGATTCGTATTTTATAGGTGTTTGGTTCATTTGTTTTCCTTTTTGTTGCCGAATATTTTGTCGTAGTTGTCGCGAAACTTTTGTTGATCTTCGGGGCGTCGCTTGTCCCCTTTGCCGCCGTCACTCATTGTATAGTTCCTTTAAGTGATGTATTTATCGCCTAATTAGCGATTGCGGGCGATACTGAGTTGACACCATACCCGGCATGTAAGGAGCAGGTGCAGCTTGCATTTCGTTCACAGCTAAGTCTCTGCCAGTCATTATGCCATAGCGAAAAGCGTCCATCAAGTGATCCTTTTCCTTAACAATTCTACCCTTATCATCCCTACGATAGATTTGATACTCATCAAAGAATTTCTTAAGGTCATCGAATATCTTAAGTCTTCCACTACTCATTAGTTCCCAACAGGTGTAGAGTCCAGTTTCGACACTCTTATCCGCATTATGCAAATCTAATCCTAAGTCCTTGTACATGTCGAAAAGGTTCTTGCCGTCAATTTGACTACGTCCATGAGCGGCGTGGTCAATAGCAATAGGAATCCACTTACCAGGGAGAATAATACTTGCGGCATGAACAGCAGGTAACTCTCCTTCTCTATAGTATTCGTGATAAGCATAGTGAACACCGGTGTCGGGATTGATAGCAAACCATATTGCAGCAGTCTTGTTACCGACGTCCATGCCTGCATAGCGTTTCCAGTGCTTAGGGATTTCGAAGCGTGGAACTTTAATATCACTCATAGGAATAGGATAAATTGCACCGGATCCCATACTAGGAATACCACGTGTTCTTGCATCACGTTGCCATGGAGGAATAGATGCCATTAATTGCACCTTATCGCTTTCGCTAAGATGCGGAACATCGTCCCAAGTACAGAATGTAGCGTGTTTACCAGGACCTACTTCGCCTTCGCGGAAGTCTGCTCCTTCAAAGAAGTTCTGCACTGTTCCTGAAATGCCATCTAACGGTGTGAAAGTCATCATTAAGATGAGTGGATCTACACTTGTCGAAGCAGTTCTTAGCAAACATTCTGTAAAGATAGGAAGCGGAGGCTCTTCGTCTAACCAAATATTAGCAGCAACTGACTGAAAAGTCCTGCGCCCAGATTCGTAACTCTTAAATTCTATGCTCGAAAATCCACCACTAGCGTGCTTAATCTTAAACACTTGAATGCCAGTATCGGCTTTCTTAGCTTCTTTAAGAGTATCAAAGTCTAAGCAGTCATAGGGTATCATGCCAGTGCCGAATTCACCCACTTTTCCAAGCAAAGCCGGTTGCAATGCTGATTGTATAAGTGCAGAATCAACACCGCACACCCACCAGTTATTAGGGTGTTCAAAGCGCTTACCTTGCCACCAGTGCGGATACCTGCCAGTCACGTGACAAGTAATTTCGAAGCTTGCTGCAAAGGTTTTACCGACACGGTTTGCTGCCTGAAAAAGGCGTAATTTATAGGCCGATCCCGCTTTAAAGAACTGCATATGCTTTGCATAGAGTTCCCTGCGATTTTCGCCAGAATCTGGGTAAAATTTGTCGATAGCGTTGCGTTTAATACGTAGATTGCGCTCTTCGATTAGTTGTAGTAGTTCTATTTTTTCTTCTGTTGTCAGTCCGAACATGCTTAATCCATTAAATGCAATCAGTGTTGTCTCTTATCATTCTAACAATATCGACACCTCTGTTGCCTACCTGTGTATACCACTGTGAATTTACTAAGGAGAGTGCTGCGGATGTGAAGACTTCCATGTTCATTGCTGTTAAGAAGTTCTTGAATGCCGATAACCTTGTTCTTCCAAGATTGTAGCACAAATCCACTATTGCACGTTGTCTTACATCACTAAGCTTATCGAAATTCTTTACTAGAAACTTAGCATCCGCAATTGCTGTTCTAATATCACTGTCGAACCACGTTTGCACCTGTTCTTTACTCACAGTGCAGCCAAGAGGATACTTTGCTGCTTCGTCTCCTATCAGCAAATGTCCTATACCTACAGTGTTAAGGTTCTTTGTATCCTTATAGACAACGTACTTTACACCTTCGTGCTTGCATAGTTGTAGGAATAATTTGTTAAGATCCATTGTCTTCCACCGGTTTCGCTATCGCAGCGAGTGTAAGAAGATTGTTGATCTTGTTATTGAGTTCCGCATCCGTAAGTTCTTCAGCACTGTTGCTTACCGTAACTTCCTGCACTGGTTGCTCTAAGATGCGTTTCGACATATTTTCGTTAAAGATGATGTATTCCTTAACATTTTTGTCATTTTGAAAGTCATCGAAAAGTTTCAAGAAAGTAATTGCTTGAATTTCTTGAAAAGTTTTACCGACGTGTTTCTCGATTGCTTCACGTAATTCCTTTACGTGAACTCTGTGCTGACCTTTCTTGGCCCCAGCACCTGGCCTTGCTCCGCCATGTCCTGCCATACTGCCTATCCTTTAAAATAGTAATTTTACCAGCTGAATGCTAAGATTAGCACTCACTGTAGCATTATTTATTAGAAAGTGCGGAGTTTATAGTTAGAAGTGTGTTCCTACACGATTCATAAGCAATGTTAATGTTATCCGCTTCTAAAGTTAATTTTTGAAGTAGTCCAGTAAAGTCTGCTGGAAGTACCCCGCTTGCTTCGGAACTGTTTGTTGTACTATTTCCGGTGTTGGAGGTAGTTGAACTTGCGGTGTCACTACTGGAGGTATTGTGGGTTGGGAGGCGCAGCCTAATAGAAGCCAGCTGCTTATTAAGATTAGTGATAGTGTTCTTAGCATCGTTGTCTTTAACATCTTGTTGTTCCTTTGCTGTCTTTAGTTGTTCTTCTAAGTGGGAGATGTGTTCAAGTGCATTCTTAGCTGCTACGTCTTGTGCATCCAGTATTTGCTTGTAATAGGCTTGTCTTTCTGTGTAAGCATTGTGGTGCCCTACGAAGTAAGTTCCTGCTAATGAGGCAATAGTTAGTGCAATGATTATTAGAGTTGTGTTCATGCAGATATTTATGGCCATAAAAATACCCCTATACCGGTAAAAGTATAGGGGAAACAAGAATGAGTATTAACTAGACACAAATCACCACACAGCAGGGAGAAAGTCTATGGGCGAAACTTTTACTGCTGTGTAGTTATTTATATTGATTGTAACATCGTGCTTGTGAATTTGCAAATAAAATTTAAACCTTAAAAATAAGGCAAAATTTAGGCATTTTAACATCTCTCGCTGTGCTGCTATTGCTCAACACTGTTGTTCTTGTTTTTAGTGCGTTTTTGTAGCAAAAAACCCTACTGCTGCGTATTACAACAGTAGGGCCCGACAACAAAATGCTTGCAAATCAAGCACACTATTTATTATCTGTGAGTCTTCTTATCGTGTCACTCTGTTCCTTAACACGCTGTACTAACTTTATTGTTCTTGCTTGCTGATACGTTTGTCCTTTGAGCTTTGCTATCAACATCTCTTCTTCAGTAAGATTGTAGCTGTCCATGTTATTTCCAGTTAAATCGTTGTGCATCTCTTTGATACCACTTTGTAAGTCTACTGTCGCAATCTTTGTATTCATCCCTGAACTCTTTGTTTGTTCTTAACAACTGATACAATTCTCCATTAGGTAGATTCCCATACTTTAGTTTAAACATAAGTGCTTGCTCTGTGTTATACATATTGTCCTTGTTGTAGTGTGCTTTACATCATAAAAGTTGCAAAACCCCGGTTTTGCAAAAAACCTCAAAACTCGTGCACAAGTGCGGCAAAAATCTTAAAAGTTGTTAAAATACATTGTTCTGTTTTTATAATTTACTAACTTATAGTTATTTGTAGCTAAAAGCGTGTGCACGTTTTGTGCATTGGGCTATTTTTGTGTGCACAAACTGCCTCAACTTGTGCACAAACTTGCGTTAATCCTTGTTGTAGATGATATTTTCTGGAAAGCTCAACAGTATCTCTAAGTTCTTTAAATCAACAGGCTTCTTAAAGAGCACAGTGCTGATATCAAAGTCTCTATCACTGCTATTTGCTATCACATAGCTTGTTGCTTGCTTAGTTGCAACGATGTTACTCTTAAAGTTGTATTCAATTCTAGGACGTGCATTACCTTCTAAATATTCATACTCGATCTTGTTCTTTTCAAGATATAGCTTCCAATCATTCTTAAGTGAAGCATCTTTGTAGTTTTTAAATCCAGTGAGTGTAATTACAGTATGTTTCAGTACTTCCCAAGGTAAGCAGCTATTCTTTTGTAATACGCTAATCATGAAGTCGAATATAAGATCTTTGTTGCTCTTCTGATCACCAAAACGTGCCTTGTAATCTTGTCCATGCAGTGGAGACAAAACATCCATACTAGCAACATCGTGTTTCATTATGATATGCGCAAGCCACTTACCTACTTCTGATCTGTTCTTAATAAGAGTGTTGATACTATTCACAAAGACTTTTGCTTCCATTATATCCTTAGCAAATCCTTGTTTCATAGCTTCATCAATCATTACTAAATTAGTAGTCATCACACTATATCGTCTATCTTCACCGCCTATACCAGTACCAGCTAACTTAACAACACCGTTCTGATTATTACTAGTGAACAGAATGTTGTAATTTCTGTCAGCTACAGTAGCATCGATACCCTTCTTTTCGATTCTAAGATCTTCGCTACCTGTTGCATTCTTTAACTTCCCTTCTGGGAGTTCGTTCTCCTTAGGCTCATCATAGTGCAGAACAATAGCCATTTCCCAGTTTGCATTAAAACCATCCATGAGTTCTTTATATGCAGCAGGTTGCATGCAAGGATTAGTAAAAATAGTCTTCATTAGCTCCGCATATCTGCCCTTACCGTTACCGCCAGGATTGCCGCCAATGTCTAAGTTAGGAGTGTTAGCAACTTTATCGGGATTAAGATACTTAAATGCAATCCACTGTTCTAAGTGATTAATATTCTCTTGCTTGCCACCACCAATACAATTAAACAAGAAATCAAATCGCTTATCATAATTTTGCATGCCATCAAAGTCAGGTTGTACCCAAAACTTAGTAATAACACTTGCCTTGTTATAGATGTCGACCTTGTCCCACTTGCTCTTATTAAAGCTACAAGTTGTAATAAGAAAGTCTCTATTAAGTGTCTGAACATAATCTGTAAGTTCGTTTCGCATTTCGGCCTGCCCGAGTGTTAATAAAGACCCTGCAAACTTGTTAAACATTCTGCCTACTTTATTAGCATCGATCATTTCAAAGCGAGGATTACAGATGTTATCGTTTCCCTTTTCCGACATGTCTTTGCAATAGATAAACTTATTTTCTTGAATAAGATATCCGATATGATACTTCTCTACAAGTGATTTAATAATTTCTTGCTCTTTTTGTATCTTTACATCTAAACTATCTTTCTTGTCTGCATTTGTAAGATTAGCCTTATCTTTGTTCAGTTCTATGATTGCTTGTTTTGCATTCTTAATAGCTTGAATAGCAGCATGTTTTTCGACATTATCCATAGGCAAAGACTTGCCCATAGTCTTTCTTAAATCTATTTCGGTTAACTTCTTATTCTCTTCCGCAATAATATGGGCTTGCGCATCGATTTGTTCTTGTATTTTCTTTAGTGTCTCTTCAATCTGCATTCTCGTATTTCCTCATTATTTGTTCTTTTATTTCTTTCGCACTCAATTGTTTCTTAGCCATTTTAAAATTAGGCTCATACTTTCTAATCATGTAGATAAGTGATCCTATGCCCAAGGGTCTACTTCTACTTCCCTTTGTGTTAACTTTTCTTTTGTACTCTCCCTGTTCTCGTTCTGGCCATAACTGCGATAGCAAGTTAAGTCCTGCATTAGTTCCTATTTCATTAGTAGTTGCAAAGATAATAGTAATCCACTGTGTGTAGTTAGGGTTAGGATAATATTGCTTAACTTTTTGCAGCACTACTTCTAAATCAGTTTGTGCTACGAAATTATGCTCTTGCACTTCTCTTACTGCAGGTTCTCTACTTTCGAAGTTATCGGGACTTATTATTGCTCCTTTGTTCCATATAGAATAAGCAAAGTTTCTATTAGGACCACTGTGCAGATAAAAGCTCTGACTCACACTAAAACTTGCTGGATCTACATCCCTAAAAGTTTCTAGTATTGAGTCCTTCTTAAGATCGAACTCCTGCTTAGTCATCATTCTACTAAAGGGCAGCACTACCCTAAATCGTTCATTAGTAGGAGTGTGCCCAAAAGTTGTGTAAAGAACATACTCTAAGCCTGTAAGATCAGCAGTCACATCTGCTATTGTTACATCCTTATCGTAATCGAGCATTAGCGCCCAAAGTCCTTCAGCATTCTCAGTGCATCTACGAATAGTACCGGGAATTTCTTCCCATGTACTTCTATCAGCACTTGTATATTTTCTGCCAGGTTGCCCATCTTGCTTGAATTGCCATGTGTTGAATAGCATAATGTCTTCTTTAACTTTTGTTTCATTAAAAGTTGTAAGCACTTCTGCTATTTCTTCCCACTCAGCATCTAGATTTGTGTCATTAGTGGAGTATGCTTGTTGCACACTTCCGAACATCGTTAGTCTCATTCTTCTCGATACCTTGCTTTTACATACTCTTCTACAGTCCAATGATGTGATTCTATAATTTGTTCACAGTATTTTCTGATGGCAGTTTGAGTATCAGTTAGATTAATAGTTGTATAACCATTACCATAAGCATTCGCACCACCATATAACAATGAAGTTAAAATATGATATAAATCAACTTTAGTAGCTAAACAGCCATCAACTGCATCGAATACTGTTTGTGGATCACTTCTTTTAAGATGCCTTGCAAGTTTGTCTTCTTCTGATTCATTCATTGTCATCGTCCATCATCCTGCCATAAGCATCAATAAATTCATCTCTGGTCCAATAATTCTCTTCTAGCAACTTTGTGATGACTGGATCATGCGCTTGTGCTTGACCTCCGTGCTTATATTTTGGAATACCTGGATGCCATGTTGTTGGTCTATTAGGGTAGTTGTTGATTATGGTTATCATATCGTGGAGATTAGGTTTCTTAATGTGTCTGGCAAGTTTGTCTTCAGGAGTTTCGTTCATTTGTTTTCCTTGCCTGTTTCATTAGACTATCAAACACATTAACCATGTTATCTTGAATTTTACGAATACTATATCCAAGATATTCTTCAGAGGTCCAACCGTATGGTTTTAAGTATTCTGCTAATTCTTCACCTTTAATTTTAAACAAAGGTTCCGGTATATCTTCGAAGTTTGCTTTTTGTAATTTCTTAAATGTTTTGTCTTCTGGTGATTCACTCATTTCTTTTTCCTCTTTTCTAATAGTGCTCTTGTTCCTGCACTCATAAATCTATCTTGCGGTTTCTCAAAAGAATACAAAGGCTCTTGCCAGTCGAATAAATCTACACCTGGGTAGCCTGTTCTTGTTTTCTTAATTAGATTAGCGGCCTTTTTACGTGCTTCTGCTTCTTGAATTTCGCGGTCTCTTTCTTGCAAAAATTCTGCAGCAGTTGTAAACTGTTGGCCTTTGCCTCGCATAACAAGTATAGCGTCTCGTTCGGCTGCTTGCAACGAATCCCCGGCCTTCATGTTGGTAAGGTCATAGCCTTCCATGAGCAGGGTGTAGACCCAAAAGTCTTCATAGTGCTCAGTACATGGGCCCACTTCCGCTAAGGGTACAAGCTCCCATTGCTTGCCTTCTGCTTCTAGTTTTCGTATGTGCTGATACTTTGCTTCCGTGCCCTTAGTTTTGCTATAATTGTGTTCACGCAATCTGCGTGTCACATCTTTAGTTCTTCCTACGTAGAACGGAGCACCTTGTACTTCACACAGTGCATAAATTGTTTCTATCATATAATTCCTCGTTAAATCCCACCTAGTGTTTAAAGAATATACTTGCTGGCCAGCAAGTATATTCACATGAGGTAAGATACACTAACAACTGAGTGCTAATGTACTGAATAAAGTTCAGTCTAGTATTTATAATGTGAGTACAAAATTCGGGTTTAAACAGGCAAAAAATGGCCACTTTATAAATATGTAGTCAACAAAGGAGCCTTATGACAACAAAACAACCCCAATCAACACAAGTTATGAAATTTATTTCTAAAGAACAAGTCTATGCAGCCTATGCTAACGGAGTCTTTGACGAGGATATCATAGCAGAAGACACGTACGATACCTATGAAGAAAATCGCTTGCAAAATCCTTCAGGTCTTAGTGAGTGGAAAGTAAAGCAAGTCCTCGAAACTAACAAAGCAATCGAACTCTGGATGCTAATGGAAACTGATTACGATGTAGATTACACCGATGATATTATTAGCAAGTGGACACAGCTACCTATAAATCTTCGTAAAAAAGACTTAAATTCTGTCTCTAAACAACGTCTCGCACCCGTAACACCATTTAAGGCTGTTATGAACAAAATTAGCGCGAAAAAGGCAGAAAAAACAAAGCTAGCGCGCATCGTAAAAGTGTTTACTAACGGGGATACAGAAGTTGTAGAGGCAGAAGAGCAAGACTCAGATGGTCCAAGACTGGGCAAAGAAGTGTGCTACAAAGGCACAGTGATTGAATCGATAAGTGAGGCAGCACGACAGCACGGAGTAACACGCAATCACATTCGTGCGTGGTGCAAAAAAGGAATTAACGGATGGAGTTTTAAGTAATGGCAAGACCTTCAAGACCAATAGAATTAACTTTAGATGGAAATACTGCGGCCACTACTATTCAGTTTGCAGATACTTTGTATGTTATTACTTACAAAGGTAGATTTATGACAGAATGTCAGACTAGATACTCAACTAATCTACCTAGAATTAGATTCAAGACATTTTGTTCTAAGATATCTGCAGTAAAATCTGCAAAGAAGTTTAATGAGAAATTTAAAGTTAGCGATTTTGGCGTTCAAGAAATAACCATGGAGATGCTTAATGAGCTTTAATGATGAAGAAATTACTGCTGAAATAATGGGATCAGAGCTCTGGGAAAAGTTCAACACTGAATTCCCCGATCTAAAGAACAAATTAGAATCTGTTTACGTAGCAATGTCTTATCGCAACAGGGCTATAGAAAAGAGAAAAATTGAACTAGTCAAGAAAAATGAGTTGTTAGGACAGGCAATTCAAGATCTTGCAGCATCTGAAAATCTTACTGAGAAAGAAAAAGATGCTAAAGAGCGAAAGATAAATTCTTTCATTATGCATAATGAAAAATATGCGAATCACACTCAAACAATCACCCAGCAAAGAGATGTGCTAAAGAAGATTGTCGATCTTGCTAACTTAGCATTCGGCACAAGTGTTCATGAAAAGAAAGAAAAAACTATCGAGCCTTCTAAGCCTATTGAAGGAAAAGTTAGTCATAGCTTTATCTTTTATAGAAAAGTAGACAAGGAGTGGATTACTATTAAGGCAAATGCTAGGTACCACTAAAAGAAAAGCCCCAAAGCTTCTTTACGCGATGGGGCTTTCTGTTGACGCCTTAGCCGGGACTATCAACGGTACCAAGGTAGTGGTATTCTGTGAGTAGTGATAATAAAGACAGTTGCTCCAAAACTGAGTTCTTTTTCCATATTATATAATCTTCAAGTTATTTATTAGTTTTTGTAGCTTTTGGCTTTAATAGCTTTTCTTTTAGCTCTTCGACCATTGGCGCAATATCGGAGTGCTTATACTGCTTTGCTTCTTTCTCTAAAGTAGCGTAGCGATACATGTCGCCATCACTAATGCTTATTACACGCCAGCCATCTTTAGCTTCTTCTGTGCATAATTTTTCAAGTGAGTCATAACCGTGCCCGGTGTCTTTTATTCGTTTGTATTCGTACATTACAGTTTCTGAATCAATGAGTTAATTAGAGGAGATGCACCGTTCTTACTAGGGGGAACAAGAATACCTGCTTTGACTGCCGACAACTCTTGTAGAGTCATTCCGCTGTCATCTAGCTTTTGCTTGAAGTCATTGAAGATGTTTACACGCGAAGTATGATCATCTTCGCTCTCACCTTCATAGTAGTTGGGATAAGATAGGAATGCGTACAGATCATTAATCTCTGTAGGCATTATTTTTGGAGGTGCTTTAAGTTTTTGCATAGTTACCCTGTTGTTGAGTAACTATTTATACAGGCCACTTAATTTTGATTCTTATTTACGGCGCTTGCGCAGATCTGCTCTACGTGCTTCCATATCTTCTTCGTACTTCTTGTGATCTGAGTGCTTCTTTTCGTACTCACGCTTTTCAGAAAGAGCTATGGCCACCGCTTGCTTCTGC